TGCTGATGGTACAGAAGAAGAACTAATAGACATTCCTAAGTATGACTATGCTTGGCAACTTTCATATACGTGGAAAGAGCCTAAGTTTATTCCTGCAGGAACACGGTTGTTTGTTGAAGGTGCGTTTGACAATAGTGCAGACAATCCAAAGAACCCAGACCCAGCAAGAGAAGTACCGTGGGGTCAGATGTCAGAAGACGAAATGTTCTTTGGTGCATTTACTTGGAAAAATGTAGAATAAACTAACAATATATTGTCAAAATTCTTGTCAGTGGCGTGTCAGATTGTTATAAGTATTATCGTAACAAACAATGTTACTCTATTACACACAATCTGACATGCTCACAAGGCAAGGAACTAAAAATGAGAATCGGCGCAAAGACTGCCAAACTAGAAGCTATTGTTACTTTTGCATTGGCATTAGTAGTAACTTCACCTGTCGTTATGGCTGCAATCGCAGTAATTTAAATCGTTATAAATAGTAATATCGATATTTAAGGATATTACTATGGTTGATATATTAGCAAATGTGCAAGAAGCAACATGGGACGCTGGTAATCCTGGCGAACTAGACTATCTCAAGCCTAATGGCTTTAAGTTTTTAGTTCACAATCTACCCAACGTCTCATTCTTCTGCCAGTCTGCAAATATTCCAGACGTTTCATTGGGATCACCGCAAGTCGCAACACCTCTCGTTGATTATTACGAGGCGGGTGACAAACTTGCTTACGGTGAACTTATGATTCGTTTCATTATACAAGAGAATATGGCCAACTACAATGAGTTGTACGAGTGGCTTATTGGTCTTGGCTTTCCAGAATCGCACAAGCAATACACTGACTTCTCAAAAAGCCAGTCGTATCGTTTTCCTGATATACGTCCTGATAAGCAACAGGCATTAGGAAACTATAGTGATGCGTCTCTATTCATTCTTGATTCTAACAACAATCCGCAAATAAAAATTGTGTTTCAGGATGCGTTTCCTGTATCTCTTGGCGGACTTGAGTTTGAATTGTCTTCGGGCAACACTGATTACTTTCAAGGAGTAGCTGCATTTAGATACAGGCAATACAAAATTGAGACGCTATAAATAGAGTATATATTATGAGGTTACATTATGATTACGTTGAACGAATTGCAGGATCAGTGGAAAGCTGACTGCAAGATAGATGAATTGAATCTTGGTAGTGAGTCTACAAAAACCCCAGAGCTTCATGCGAAGTATCTAAACTATCTTACTACTTTCAAATTACAACTGAGAAAATATGAATCTCAGATGTATTCTTTGCGCCGTATTAAATGGCGCTACTTTCGAGGCGAGTTGTCTCAGCAAGAATTAGAAGATTTAGGTTGGGAACAATACTTAGGTCCTCAGCCTCTTAAAAACGAGATGCAAGAATATCTCGACAGTGATTCAGACATTATAAAAATTGTAGATAAGATTGAATACATCAAAGCATGTCTATATCAGTGCGAGTTTATAATGAAGTCTTTGAACAGTAGAACTTGGGACATCAAAAATGCTGTGGAATGGACCAAGTTTACCAATGGATTGATGTAGTGATAAGAGTTACTAAAAGAAATGAAGCATATCTAAAAATCGATACAGATCCTGGCACTGGCCAAGAGATATGTGATTTCTTTACATTTGATGTGCCTGGCGCAAAGTTTATGCCTTCTTATCGTTCTCGTATGTGGGACGGTAAGGCTAGGCTATACAATATGTATCGCCAAGAACTTTATGTGGGACTCTTGCCATATCTAAAAGAGTTCGCAGACACATTAGAGTACAAACTAGAAGTAGATATAAAAGATATCGGTGATCCAGTCTCAACGCAGTACGTTGAAAATTTTGTAAAAAAACTAAAACTACAAAGCGGAGATAAAGACATTGAAATCAGAGACTACCAAGTCGAGGCTGTCAAACATACTATCAACGAAGGTAGGTCACTCTTACTTTCCCCCACTGCATCTGGGAAGTCTCTTATTATCTATAGCCTTATGCGTTATCATCAACATTTGGGTCGCAAGCAGCTCATCGTTGTGCCAACAACCTCCCTCGTTGAGCAAATGTATGGGGACTTCCAAGACTACGCAACAGCAGATACCTGGAAAGCAGTTGAGAACTGTCATAGAATCTACGGAGGCAAAGAGAAGTCAAACGAATATCCTATAACGATATCTACTTGGCAATCCATCTACAAGTTTCCTAAATCGTGGTTCGAGCAGTTTGATGTTGTATATGGTGATGAGGCTCACAACTTCAAAGCAAAATCTCTCACTACTATTCTAGATAAATGCGTGAATGCTCCGTATCGAATAGGAACTACTGGTACTCTGGACGGAACAAAGACTCACAAACTAGTTCTAGAAGGCGTGTTCGGCACTGTCAAAAAAGTAATCACTACAAAGAAGCTCATGGAACAAAAGAGTGTGGCTGATCTTGCTATTACTTGTTTGTTATTAGGCTATTCTGATGAAGAAAAGAAGTTAGTCAAGAAGATGACTTATCAAGAAGAGATGGACTGGATTGTCACTCATCCTAAACGCAATAATTTTATTCGTAATCTGTGTGTATCTCAAAAAGGCAACACGCTAGTGCTGTTTCAGTTCGTAGAGAAGCACGGCAAAGTTTTGTATGATCTAATCTCTCAAAAAGTAGAAGGCGATAGAAAGGTATTCTTTGTCCATGGCGGCACTGACACTGAACAGCGAGAGAAGATACGAGCATTGACTGAGACAGTAGATGATGCTATTATTATCGCTTCATATGGTACGTTTTCAACAGGCATAAATATTCGTAACTTACACAATATTGTTTTTGCTTCACCGAGTAAGAGTAGAATCAGAAACCTACAGAGTATTGGTAGAGGATTGAGAAAAGGCGACAACAAGACTTCTTGTGAACTTTTTGATATTGGTGATGACCTATCTTGGAAATCTAAAAAGAACTACACACTTGGCCACATGGTCGAACGAGTTAAGATATATAATGAAGAAGGGTTTGAATACAAAATGGTAAAGGTACCTATCAGTGGAAACTAACTATTACATCGTACAGCTTTCTAATCGAATGAGTTTAGTAGGCGATCTAGAATATACTGCCGAAGGTATTGTTCTTAAATTTCCATTGGAAGTTACTGCTAAGCCTGTTAATGATGATAATGGAAAGATTATTGGCGAACATATGGTTCTTCGTCCCTTCTTAGTTATGACAGACGACAGAGAAGTTGTGATTGATATGTTTAATGTAGTATGCTTGAATAGTTTAAGCGTTAGACTTCACTCTTCTTACGAAGAAATGGTAGAGAATGTTTACGGTAAGCCTGTTGCTTTTGATGGGAACTTTTACAAAGAAGAAAAAGATTCTGAAGCGAAAGAGATTGAAGATTTGAGTGTTGAAGAGGCTGAATACTTAAAAGAACAATTACAGAATTTTATTAGTGATGATGAAGGAACCTTACATTAAAGATATTACTTCTTTTTGCTGACAAACCAATTATAACAATCTGCCTGCCTCATGTCAAGTCTTTTTTAATTTATTTTGCTTGACAAATGAATCTTTTTTTAGTATTATTATATTATGATTTAAATTGGAGTAACACATGTCTAAAGAAAAAAATGCACATTATGTGGACAATAAAAAGTTCTTCGAAGAAATGAAGAAATGGAAACAGGAATGGAACCAAGCTGTTGAAAGTGGCAATCCTACTCCTCAGTGTCCGCACTATCTTGGCGAATGCTTCGTTAAGATATCAAATCATCTAGCATACAAATCTAATTTCGTAAACTATACATTTCGAGACGAGATGATTCTTGACGGCATAGAAAACTGCCTAAGATATGCTGACAGATTCAATCCAGAGAAGTCAAACAATCCTTTTGCATACTTCACACAGATCACATACTATAGTTTTATTCGCCGAATCAAGAAAGAAGCTAGGCAGACTGAGACTAAACTAAACTATCTTGCCAGCATTGATCTTCAGCAGCTTCTAGACTCAATAGAGGGAGATAGTGGCGACTATGAGTACTTAAAATGGGTACAAGATCAAGTAGATGCCAACGCAAAAGACAAGAAAGAACTAAAGAAAGTCACGGAATCCGCTGTCTCCAAGAGACGACCCAAGTATTTCGATAAAGATGAATCCGTGCTTGACATATAGGCTACATCCTACTATAATACAGTATATTAAATGGGAGTAATTATGAGACATAGTGTTATAAGACAAGTACCATTTATTGCCAACGGCAATCATGGACCAGATACTTTGTATATTGTTGACATATATGAAGACGGCAAAAAAGTTGGCACAAATGAATTTCCAGGCAAAAGCATTCACTATGCAGAATCTTTTGCCAGAAACTGGGACAACGGAATAGTAGATGCGAATCAAACCAACAGATAGACAAATTGTAGTAGACTTAGAAACCTTAAGTGCAAGACCAAACTCTTGCATTGTTTCTATTGGTGCGGTCGCTTTCACTCTACAGGATGGAATCACAGAAGAATTTCTAATCAATGTTGATCCTGTTTCTTGCAAAGAGATTGGTCTTCACATCAGTAAAGAAACGATTCAGTGGTGGTCAACCCAGTCGAAAGAAGCTATTGATTCTTGGAAAAAAGATCCTGTGCCTTTACGAGAGGCTATGAGAAAGTTCAATGAGTTTTATGGAAATGTTTCAGTTCCTATTTGGGGCAACGGAGCAAGTTTTGATATTACTATTTTAGAATCTGCCTATTTTGCACTCAATGACGAGGACATAAACATTCCTTGGAAGTTTTGGGACATATATGATCTAAGAACCTTGACAAATATTTTAGGTAGAAGATTAGAAAAGACTGGCATAAATCATAACGCCTTGCATGACTCAATTGCCGAAGCAAAACTTCTCATAGATATGTTGAATTCATGATAGAAAAACTTTCCTACAAATTCGATATTGACAAGATTGTAGAAGAGTGCTACCATATAAAAGAAACGGTAGGATTCTGTTCTCTTACAAATCAAATCAGTCTCAAACATACCGATAAAGTCGATGCAGATGATATATGGTATGAAGGCTGCGGTTCTTTAATTGATTTATTGCCTGGTAAAAACAATAAAGATTTTACTATAATCAATAAAGAGTTGACAGGAACCTATATTGAAAGTATAATTAATACTTTACAACAACAATACAGTATTGGCAGAGCTAGAATTATGAGACTAGAGCCAAGAAAGTGTATGAGTTTACATGTTGATCTCAGTAAGAGAATACACATACCAGTGGTGACAAATACAGATGCGTTGATGATAATCAACAATGAAATATTTCATATGCCAGCAGACGGCAGCGCATACTTAACTGACACTACAAAAAGACATACT